GAAGGTGGAACACCTCAGTTTACTGCAATCTTAAAAAATGCTAAAATTGTAAGTAGCGGAAAAGGGATATCAGAAGGAGGAGTTAATCCTGAAGGAGATGCAATGGTATTAAACTTCTTAAAGAAGCTATCTAAGATTTGGGATATACCAATGCAACACGCAGTTAACTTCGTAAATGCTTCTATCAAGCGCCAAGGATATTAAAATAGTACACAATGAAAAAGGAATTATTTGACATGTTAATGACATCTGCACTTGCAGAAAAATCAAAAGCATTATTGACTTTGAATTTGCTCTCTGAACATCCAGTAGGTATTGGAGATCATTCCACAGGTGATTATTATAAAAATGCAGAAGAAGCATTAACTATGTTAGTTGATGCCAATGATAAAATTGAAGCTCTTGAAAAATTCTTCAAATAATAAAAAGATAATGAATAAAGCTGAATTTAGAGAACTTATTGAAGAAGCTTATTTCGAAGTATTAGCTGAAAAGAAAGCTACACTTTGCGGAAGATGCGGACATACTCATGTCAAAGGAACACCTTGTCCAAGACCTTTTAAAGAAGGATTATCACCTCATGGTGATGATGCTTATATTAAAAAAGTAAAGTCTGAAAAAAACGAATCTCATTTTAAGATAGGTGATAAAGTAAAAATGTCTCATGGCGGAACCGGAGTTGTAAAATCTTTAGATAAAGAACACGGTGCTGATGATGAAAAGTACTACGGTATTGAATTACCGAGCGGTAAAATACATAAACATTCACCAAACGAATTAGAAAAACTAGACGAGAACGAAGAAGGTAACACAGTAAAACCAAAAGACCTACCTAAGGATTTTTTAAAATCAATAGAAGATAAATACGGTCCTATAAAAGATGAAGACTTTTTTAATAAAGATTTATCTACATATTTTAAAACAGATCTTGTAAATCAAGAGACTGGAGGAATTAGACATAAGATAATTCAATTACCTAGTTTTGAAAATTTATTCCGTAATTTATCATCTGCAGTTGATTCAACAAAAGAGTTGATGCATATTGATGATATTCGTAAAGATGAAAAAGCAAGACAAGTATTTGAAGTTGTAAGTAAGACTTTCAATGCTCTTCGTCATTTCTTAAGAACTGAATACCCGGGTCAATATGCTATGATGAAGCAAAGACGTTCTATGAATGAATCAATTCTAGAAGATAAGTCTTTAGCAGAGTTAATTAAAGAAGAAGAACCTAAAGAAGAACCTGCAAAGAAGCCTGAAGAGAAAACAGATGAGAAGCCATTAGATAAGGCAGGAGAAGAAACAGTATTAGAAACTGCTACAGATAAAATGCTAGGTAAATTTCCTAGTCTAAAGCAAGCTGTAGAATCTTTACTTACAAATCAATATGGTGAATTCGTAGAAGAAATTCTATGGGTAGCACCTCGTCCTTCTACTTTTAGAGTTGAATTAAAAAACAAACAAAACTTTATATTAAAGTGGACTGGTAAAGGATTTGAAGCACAAATTCAAGGAAAACGTTACTACATTAATAAGCTTGCAGATTTCGAACAAGCTTTAGATAAATTAAACGAACTACTTAAGTACGGACCTAACACAGGTGGAGAACCAGGTGAAGGTGGAGAAGATGATGGATCAAGCGGCGGTGGTGGTACTACCGGAGGTGATTTCCCAGGCGGAGAAGGCGGCGGAGCAGAAGAAGCACCAGCACCAGAAGGTGGAGAAGGAGAAGAAGGAGGAGCTGATCTAGGAGGAGAAGACGTTGAATTTCAGGAACCGGCAGAAGAACCAAAATAAATGAATTTAGTAGAAAAAGCAATACTAGAATGGTCTTTTAGATGTGAAAAAGGATACCCTGACATGTCTAATGAAAAAGATATGGATCTATTTGAATCGTTATTTGGATTTAGATTAGATGAAGGAGTTCTTAAATGGAATGACTTTAGTGATGCAAGTAGGAAATATAGCCGATTACAGGCAATAGATAATAAAATAGAAAACAAATCACCATTTCAATTTAAAGATGGAAGTCAAAGTGTATTAACATACGCTGATGATTCTTATGCTCCTTTATTCCATTCAATGGAAGTAGATGCAATTAAAAAGATTGGCGGCACTCGTATAAATCAGTTCCCTTTTTTTAAAGATCAAGACGGGAATGATGTTAGCTTTAGTGCATTAGAAAAGACGAGAGAATTTGGAGGCTCTGGAGGTAGTAAAGTTGCTACAACAGAAAGACAAGAGCATGGACTAATCGACGCTATAAATGCAGTACCAGGAGTTAAGACTTTGAAAGGTACAAACGGAGTAGAAATTAACGGAGTACAAGCTGCAACTAAGGTAGATGGATTAAATGAGTTTGGTAGTGAACCTTATGCAGATGTTATTCTAAAAGTGAAAGGACAAGATATTAAAGTCTCGGCTAAGGGTAACGAAGCACCTACATTAGCAGGCGGAGGAGTTAAAGGAATGACCGCTATGGCTATAACTAACTCTGAAATTAGAGAATGGTTAACAGACTTCTATGAAGATGCTTACCAGTTCTATCAAGATAGAGTTGAAGCAAATAACTTAGAAGGAGTAAATTTAGCTGGTAATAAACTTATACCAGATGTATCTAGAAAAATACCAAAAGAACTGATAAAGCCTATCATACAAGGTACAATACCAATGGGTGGACCTATAGAGTATTACTACAAGGGAGATATGGAAGTTAAGTTTGAAATAGAAGGTAACACGGTTAATTTCAAAAACGGAAAGTTTATACCTATTGATACTTTTATTGAGGAACACGGTAGTAGTCTTTATGCTCATATAAGAAAGAGAGATGGAGATTTTTTCTTTACAAACTCACAACAAGATATAAACGGTATAATACTACGTCGTATATTTACGAAAAAAGAAGGAAGTAACTCAACTCAATCTAGATTCGGAACCTTAGATAAGATTCGCGGGATTGAGATATAATTAATTAGTTATGTCGCAAGATATTAAAAACATAATAGCACAAGAGTATATCAAATGTGCTAAAGATCCAGCATACTTCATGAAGAAGTATTGCTATATTCAGCATCCTACCCGAGGTAGAATTCTTTTTAATCTCTACCCATTTCAGGAGAAAGTACTACATTTATTTAGAGATAATCAATTTCTTATTACTTTAAAGTCTAGACAGCTTGGTATATCAACCTTAGCAGCTGGCTACTCTTTATGGTTAATGATCTTTCATAAAGATAAGAACGTATTAGCCTTAGCAACTACACAGGCAACAGCTAGAAACCTGGTAACAAAGGTGCAATTTATGTACGAACAGTTACCTAAGTGGTTACGGTTGCAAGCAGTAGAGAAGAATAAATTATCATTGAGATTAAAAAACGGATCAAAAATTCAAGCTAAATCAAGTAACTCAGATGCTGCTCGTTCAGAGGCGGTATCTCTACTTTTAATAGATGAGGCTGCTTTTATCGATAACATTGAAGAAACCTTTACAGCTGCACAACAAACCCTAGCAACCGGAGGTCAATGTATGGCCTTATCAACTCCTAATGGTATTGGTAACTGGTTCCATTCTACGTATGCTAAAGCAGAAACAGCAGAAAATTCATTTATACCTATCAAACTACCTTGGACTGTCCACCCTGAAAGAAATCAAACCTGGAGAGATCAACAAGATAGAGACTTAGGTCCTCGAATGGCTGCACAAGAGTGTGATTGTGACTTCTTATCATCAGGTGAAACCGTATTTGAACCAGAAGATTTAATATTTTATGAAGAAACTTATCAGAAAGATCCAGCAGAAAAAAGAGGAGTTGACGGTAATTTATGGGTGTGGGAAAGTCCTGATTACTCAAAATCTTATATGGTTACAGCCGACGTATCTAGAGGCGACTCTACTGACTATTCTACGTTTCACGTAATGGATATAGAAAGTTGTGTGCAGGTAGCAGAATACAAAGGAAAGTTATCTCCAAAAGAATTTGGAAACGTTCTTGTAGGTATTGCTTCTGAGTATAACGATGCACTTTTAGTAGTAGAAAACGCAAATATAGGGTGGTCTACTATAGAACAGATACTAGAAAGAGAATATAAAAATATATATTATAGTTCAACTTCCAACATGGATACAGTTGAATCTTATATGTCCAAGTACGAAAGAGAAAAACTCGTTCCCGGCTTTACAATGTCAATGAGAACCCGTCCTTTAGTGGTTGCTAAGATGACTGAGTATATTAGGGAAAAAGCAGTTACGGTACAATCTAAAAGATTATTACACGAAATGCGAGTGTTTGTATGGAAGAACGGAAAAGCACAAGCTCAAACAAATTATAATGACGATTTAGTGATGGCCTTCGCAACCTCACTGTATGTAAGAGATACCGCATTAAGACTAAGACAACAAGGTCTTGACTTAGCTA